TGAAAAATCTTTCTGAAGTGAGTAGTCTCCATGCAAACGGTCAATAGAACCATCCACATGTCTATTAGCTGGTTTAGAATTTGACTGGTCTGAAAATTGGCTTTGATCTGGCTCGGCTAGAACCTTTTTTTCCAAAGGCATCCGAAACAACTTTCCATCTGGAACATTATTTAAATCTCCCTGTTTAACTTTACCCATCATCTCTTTCATTCCTGGGTATTTATAACCGTATGGCATTTTAATCTCCTTTAATATTGATGTTAATTTTATTAATATCCAAAAACGGCATCTGCCATTTCCATTGGTTTATCTTTTATTCTACGAGAAAAGCTTTCTAAATTATAGTTCAATCTTCGCATCATAACCATGTATCTAAGAGCATCATACGCATGATCTTCCGCTTTTGTGTCTACATCTTCTGAGTTGGTTTTTGACAAAGGTAATGTAGGCAGAGTTCTTATTAAATTTGTACAGGTAGAAGCTATTCTAAGTCTAGGCTGACCTGTTATATCGTCCATCTTTAATCTTCGGTGTACTTCTATTTTACCAGCCATTCTATTAGAGTCAGAAGGAACCCATCTAACTCCTTTTGTCATCATCGTTTCTGCTATACTCGGCCCTATGCCAGTTTTAGACCAGCAAGACTTATCAAGTACAGATATTTGCATAGGAGGGTCTAAAGCTTCTAGTTGTACGATCAAATCTCCTAAATCTTCTCCTGTTAGTCCTTTTTTATACAACTCCCGATAGACCCATATATTACTATCCCAATCTATCGCTGCCCAAAGAACACAGGAAGGAGAACTAAATCCGTAATCTGCTGCTCTTATTCTAGGCCAGTTAGTAGGTACTTCAAAAGGTTCTACAACATGTACAGACCTGTCAAACTCTGAAAAAGCAGCACCTTCTGCAACGTCCCAATCACCCTCTAGCAATCTTCTACGCTCTACCTCTGGCAGAGAAAGCAACATAGCTTCGTACTCTCCTGAGTGCATCAGGTATGGATTGTCTGTCAATCTAGCAGGAATGAACTTTCGTTGAAATAAAGGTTGTCCTGCTCTAGCATGAGAAGGGCCATACTTTAATACTGCACCAGTATCTACATCCGTAGCCCAAAAGGGTTGATTTGGTATCGTAGGGTCGATAAACATTTTTTTTATCCACCAACCGCCCATTCCTCCTGGGTTAGCACTTGCTCTCATGTACGTTTCTATATCTGGATCGGTAGTTCTCAGCCTAGATCTGAGGTAGTTCCATACATAAGGTGTAGGATAATGTCCTAGTTCATCTATACCTATCCATGTAAAACTTTGCCCTTGATATCTAGTAACGTCTGAATCTTTATCTACATATGAGAAAGTAGCCGTAGCTCCAGAAGGAAATGCCCATGTTGACTTCGATTCTTTAAATTTAGAGCCTGGAAAAGCTCTTGGGTATATCTTTCTAGATTGATCTATAAGCTCGGTTAGTTCGCCCAGAGTACGCCTGAGAAGTAAAGCCCTGTGATTACCATTGGAAGCGAACCTAAGAAGATCAACCAACATTGCATATGATTTTCCCCCTCCTGCTGCTCCTCCGTAGAGAACTTCCTTTTCAGGTGCAGCTAAAAACTCTTCTTGTGGGCCAGCATTAGATTTAAATATTATCTGTGACCCTTGTTTTATAGCATCTTTTATAGCTTTAGGAGCTTGTTCTAAAGAATCCTCGCTTAACGTACCTCCATTTTCTAGTACGTTCAAAGCTTCATTAGCTTTTTTTACTCCTTGAGAAAGGTTAGCTACTTTTGTCTTTTGTTTTTGTAAATTTTTATTTTTAGCTTTTACTTTTTTTCGAGCTTCCCTACGCATGTACTCTTCCATTGATACACGGTAGTTACCTTTTTCTCCTTCTTTAAGCTTTGGTCTAGGCATTAATAATTAGCAGTCCTTACTGTAGATCCTTTTGCGTAGTTCTTTTTATTTTTATTCTTTTTCTTTACTTTACCGCCCTTTTTAAATCTAGCTTTAAAACCTACTCTTGCTTCTTCACTAATAGGATCTACCCCAATCGAAATATCACTTTCATTACCAAGTCTATAAGAAGTTCCTATATTCATATCTCTAATAGGTTCTTTAAAATCTCCTACTAATTGTCCTGTAACAGCTAGTCCTTCTACTCCAAAAGGATCTTGTACCCTAGCTGAAATATCAGGCTGATAGGTACTATTTTCAGGGTCTATGTACCCTCCTACATCTACAGTAACTCCTTGCTGATCTATTACTCGTTGAGGAGGAATTTTTACTTCTCCTTCTTTAGCTAGTTGTATACTAGCCCCTACTACTTGCTGTAATCTATTTGTAGAACTTTTAGATAATCCAAATCTAGCTCCTAACGTAGTAGCAACTTGGTTTTTAATACCTTTAATACTCTCTTTTGTATCTTTATATTCTTCATAGGGTTCACCTTTTGAACGAACACTTGCTCTAAAAAGTTCTAAAGACACTTGTTTTGCAAGATTTTTTGCAGCATCTGGATCGTTTTCAAACTCAGGAAGTGACATTATAACAGTATGAAAAACTTTTTTAGCAGCTTCTGCACCCTTTTCTACTCTTTTTTCTTCAGCCATTGGGTGTCACATCCTTCATCTGTTTCTTAGCAGGTAGCATAACTACCCCATGAATAACTTCTGCTTGAATAGCAATGTCTTGTTTCTTACCTATTCCTACACGATCTAGAATTTCATTAGCTGCTTTCAGCCTGATTTCCATATGGTTCGCACGAATATCCCCATTCATGTCAAGACCTTCCATCAGACGACTGGCAGCTTTTACACTAGAGGAAGCTAACATAGACTTTGTACGATCTATGATCTCTTCTTTCAGGGTATTTACAAGCCAACCTCTGGAACTCGGCTTATAGCCAGCCTCGTCCATAGCTTTTAAGACTTGCCCCCCGTTATCCATAAGAACATTTAAAAACTTAATTTGTTTATCTGTATATTCTCTCTTAGCTGGTAGACCCATTAACTCTTTACTAACCTCGTACCGCCACCGTTGGCGTATGTTTTAGTATTTGGTGTTGATATAGCCATTAAGTTATCTAGATCCCGTTCATTTTTAACATTTGTTAGTTCAGGTTTGCCAGTTATTCTGGCTAGTAATTCTTTTTTTTCTTTGAAACTATTGTCTTTTTTTGCCATTACTTGCTATCTTTCTTTTTATTTTTTCTAATATACTAAAGATAAACATTCCAAATATGATATTTAATAATTGTGTAAATAAATCCTAGAAAAAATATTGCCATGCCAATTTCATGTAGTCTTCTATTAGCAGAAATTATTAATGGTAACATAATAATAAGCATAATAACTCTACCTAATACTTTAACAGATAGGTACTCTTCAGCGTAGAATACAAAAAAATTACCAAGAAGACATACTTGTAAAGTCCATGCTAGACCCAGTATAATTCTATGATATTTATAATAGTATTCTTTAAGATCAATTGCCTTTACATAATCAGTAGTATTATGTGGTGTAATTACTTCACAAATCATAAACATAAGCATCGGAACTGCTAAAAACAATAAGTATGTAAATAAATTCCAACCACTGTTAGGAAAAAAATCTAAATTATTTAACGGATAACAAGTCCACCAAAACAGTATCATAGTAAAAAAGGTTATAAAACAAAATACCGTATGGGGCCAATAAAATTTAACTTGCGTTTTATTTGCTACTAATGCTGTTACGTTAGTCATTAGATTTACAAAAGCTAGTCCTAGTATTAAAAATGCTACAGGGGCAAGATGTGTAAAAACCATATTACTAGGATAGTACTATATTACATTTTTAACTTTTACTAATCATCTTTCTTTTCACATTCGCAAGGATCGCACTCACAATTTTCACATTCACATTCACCACAACCCATTTTACTATCCTTTTCTATTGTATTTATCATGCCAAAATTTACTAGCTTCTCTTAGCTGTGTATTTATCGTCCTTACTAACTCAAGTTCTTCTTCTATTATTTTACTGTAACCAGTACGAATTTCCAAATCTTTCTCTGAAATTAAACTATCTGCCAGTTCTATAACTCTATCGATATGACCACAAGAGTCTGGGGGTATATTAGGTTTTACTAACCGTGAAGCCATTTTTAATAGTTAGCACTTCTTACTACAGACCCCTGTGCGTAATTTTTCTTTACCTGACCTCCCGTTGCACAGTTCCACCTTTTTCTAGCCTGTCGTAGCCGTGAGTTAGGATCTTTAGCAGCTTTGGGAAACTTTTTCATCTGTCCTGCGGATCGAGCACAGTAACTTTTTCTACGGTTAGCTCGTTTACCTGTAGGATTTTTTTCAGTTACAGCAGTCTGTAGATTACTACCAGGATTATCCCTCCTGTATCTTGCCGTACCAGCAGCAGTCATACCAGCACCTTTTTTAGTAGGCCGATAGTATTTTTTTGTACGAGGGGGTTGTTTATCTGTAGACACTTTTAGCTCCAGTAAGTTCTAGCTTTTTTCTGTGCTTTCTTTGACAGTTGTCCATAATGAACAAGAGTCTTAGAAGTTTTAGACATCTTTTTACCTGTCATAAGAGTACCGTCAGGATGTTTATGCATACTACTACCTGTATGTAAACGCCCATCTTTAAAGTAATGTTTTACACCTTTAGCCATTTTAAACCTTAACGGGCCGTACACCACCACCATAGGTGTAATTCTTCTTCATTTTACCGCCGTATCTTTTATTATTATCCATCTTACCACCGTACATCTTATCTTCTTTCATCTTACCACCGTACATTTTATCTTCTTTCATTTTACCACCGTACATCTTATCTTTCTTTGGAAATCCTGCTTGCATATTTGCATAGTTTTCAGGAGAGATGGTAGATTTAGATTTAGGACGACTAGTGCCTAGTTTTTTTCTACGATTTATATTTGCGTATAAGCCTTTTGGTTTTGCCATTTTAACCCCCTTAAAATAAAAAAAAATAATCGGGGGAAGCCAGCTAAATAAGCCGAACCTAGGAATCAGTCTTACGAATTGCTGATTTTAAACTTCCCCCGATAAAGAAACTGTTCTAACTGTAGATAAACCCCGATAAAAGTAGAGACTACACCAGCCCTAAACTGTTAACAAATAAAGCTTGAGGTTTTGTGACTTTTTATAGTCTCTTATATATATACATTATAACGTATATTACACTTTTGTCAAGTAAAATATTAAAAAAAATAAAAAAAAGCTTGACAAAACCCGAATTTGAGTGTATAATAGAGATACCTTGGAGGGGGGTAATATATATCCCTAGTTTATATCTAAGGTTAGAACAGATCAACCGTTGGTTTATCTAAGGTTAGAACAGCTTCCTGCTAAAGGAGGCTTTTTTTATGCCTAAATCCAAAAAGGGTTTGAAAAAATAAAATTACGAGGGGCTGTGTATATAGATATAGGGGGAGGGGGGGGTGGCCCATGCGTAGTGCCTAAAATTTAAGCATAGCCCTATATCGTCCCTACGCATACCGCTAGCTCTTAACTAGGTCTTGCCGTAGTCAAATACCCTATAAAGTGAACTTGGCTAACCTAGGCCCTCTAATAGATCCAGAAATTGGTTTTAATTCTTTTGACTTGGGCTGGGCTGGGCCTACTGGGTCAATGTCTACAGCTCCCCAAATACCCAACCCGTTTAATACCTTATCCTATTATTAGGCAAGCTTGTAGCTAGTCGAATTAGCCCTCCGCAAACCATAGCCTGGGCAATCTATTATGACCAAAAAAAAGCCCCCGTTTTAAGAGGGGGCCCGTCTAGGATTAGAACTTTTTAGGAGTCGGTTTAGAAGCAAAAGTTTATAAATACTTTTCTATTTGATTTTAGAAATATCTCGTCACTAATATCCTCCCAATTTGTACAACTATAATCTTTATCGCCTCTATTGTAGTGTCCTCTAACGTACACTTTTTTGGAGTCCTCTTTTCTCTTAAATGGTTGTCCTTTGGGTAAATCTTTTACAAGAGCCCAGCCGTCATTCGTGACCTTGTAGAGCTTACCGTTCACTCCCCGTTCTTGTCGAGTTATCACTAGAGGATCTTTTAAGTTATCTGTAGGAAAATACTCGTTTAATTCTGTAAGTAAAACCATGATTTAAACCTCTATAATCGGTGCATATTTAAAATGTTCTCGCTCAAAGTCGATTGTCATAACGTGACCTTGGGCATCGCGAAGTCCAACCTCAAATCTATATTCTCCGTTATTTTCTAAATCTTCTTCAATGCTAATACCTTGGTTTACTTCTTCAGCTACACCATCTGGAATAAAATCTTTTACAGTTTCGTTACAATCTCTATTTTGTTCTATCCAACTCTTTATATGTTTAACGCCAAAATCATTTAAATACATCTCTTTAAACCTCTATAAAATGAACAATAGAAAGATCCTAATTTATTAGGCATGAAAAAGCAAATACTTCAATCGACTCCTTTACCTAAGGTAAATTTACAAAGTCCTAATTTACCATAAAGTTTTTCAAGCTTACTCCTATATTCAATTAAATCTGTAGTATCTTTGTTATATTCTACCTTGACTAAATCTTGTAATATTTCACGTTCATTTTCAGTAAATAACATCGTTGTAACTCCTCTAAATTTTATTAAGCTTAACGGCTTGGCTCAAGACTCGCTGCCGTTCTTTCTGGCTCAAGTGAGCTAATGCTCCCATGATCTTAAAAGCATTGTTTCTAACTTGCTCCATTGAAAACTTAGAACTAGCTTTTGGACTAGTCTTTTTAGTCTCTTCTAATATCTTTGCTCTAGCTGCCTCACTAAAGGTTGCTAGAGTACCCTTGTTTATTTCTTTTACTTTTAAACCCATGATCTAAACCTCAATTAAAATGAACAATAGAAAGATCCTAATTTATTAGGCATGAAAAAGCAAATCCATGTTAATTCACAAAAAAAGCATTGTCTGTTTTCTTTGCCTCATTTCCTTTTGGGGCTAGACCTACTACGTGCCCCATTGGATCTAGAAAACGTAAATCGTGCTTGTCACCGTCTAAAACAGGATAGCCCCACAAGCTATCGGGCAATTCATTCTTGAATGATACCGCAACGTTAAAACCATTTGATAGAGCTTTTAAACATTCCCTTTCATTTCTACCAGAAAATGAAAAGGTTAAGTGATAATTTTTATGAGCTTTTGACTTCTCCAAGCGATTAAAGACTTTGGTATAATCATACCATTGTATAGTGGGGAACTCTTTTAGAAAGTGCCTAGCCACAAAAGCATCACTTGTACCATCTAGACGGAAGCAAGGTTTTAAACTCTTTTTATGACTGTAGTTAATAGCTCTAACTATGCTTTTTCTTAGACGAGCTAGAAACTCCTTTCTATCTTCCACATATTCAAGGGTCTTATTTATTCGTGAATCCTTAGTATTTTTGAACGCACCATATCCAGAACTAAACAAGCAAACTTCAATACATTCAGGACTAGCACTCGCACACATGTTGTGGCCTGATGTATCGTGCGGGGCTAGGTACATAATAAAATCCAAATAGCCATAAGCTAGAGATTTATTAGACTTAGCATTAGTAAAGCTTAAATATTTTATACTCATTATTCCCACTCCTAATAGCTATTGTTAAGAATTGCTATGTCATAAATTACAAATAAAGCTAGGCCGATAACTAAGGCCCAGCCACCGTAAAAATATACTCTTTTCATTTCGTCCACCTATAAATTTCAATTTCAGATAAGTAATCCTTGCATGTATTCATTTTGAAAACAAGCAAAAAAAAACCTAGCGTTCTAGCTAGGCTTTTCTAAGGTTATAAATTTATGTTTATTTAAGATAAATTTTTAATGGTTTAGCTTCGAATATTTTATAAC